TGACGTATCCCACTCAAGACCACCTGTACCCGAAGAAACACTCGCATCAAATGGCAAATACAAAGTAGTCAAGTCATTTACAGTTTCACTGACACTCGTGCCAACAGCAGATGTTGGAGGAACAAAGTCAGCCGTGTATTTGGCATATCCATTTAAGATTCTAATATCATCTATATAACCATCAAAATATCTACTGTTAGCAGTATCTGCACCGATCTGCAAATCAGCAGAAGCACCAGACCAGTTTGTACTGTCGTCAGTTTTTACAGCATCTTGTACACCATTGACGAACCATTTTGTAATAGTTCCTTGTCTGCACAAAGCTATATGATACCATTGACCTGTGGAAAAAGTCGTTCCTGTATCAAGCACAGATGCTACTAAATTATTGTTATACCTAAGTTTACCACTGACATTAAAAAGCTGGATTGAGTTACTATTACCTGGGTGAATATACAAGGTATCAAAGTTTGACCATGTGTTCGCATACATCCAAAATTCAAAAGTGAAATCGTTTGTGCCAAAATCAAGTGCTGCATTATATGCAACACTAAGATAATCATTTGTTCCATCAAATAATGCGCTATATCCACCAAACTTTGCCTGTGCAGATGAAATGGTCACACCATTATTAGTTACTGAAAGACTATTTGATGAATCATCATTTACATCTGAGTCAAATGGTAAATATAGTGATGTGAAATCTGTTGTTGTATTCGTTTCATTTCCACCAGACAACTTAGCACCAACTGCTTGTGATGGTGGAATGAAGTCTTTGGTGTAACGTGCTATACCCTTACTGATTCTGAGGTCGTCAATGTAACCGTTCACGAAATGTACAGTATTAGTTGTACCATAATTTCGTCCAATTTCTATAGCACCACCAGCACTATTAAATTCAGCACTAGCAGCAACAGAAGATTCAGTAGCGGATAACACACCATCTACATATATTTTTATCGTTGTGGAGCTTTCACGAACAACAGCAAAGTGATGCCAAGCATTTCTAGTGACTGTTTGTGCAGTCTGAACATTTACTGGCGCACTGCCTGTATATCTGTAGAACTGTATCGTATGATCGTTTCTAGCACTGTTCGGAACAAGATGACCCAGACTAACGGACCAAGCCCCAGTTGAACCAGAATATATAATTCCTTGAGAGTACAGGTTATCACTCGAAGGTCTTTCACTATAAATCCAACCTTCAATAGTAAAAAGACCAGTGCCAAAATCAAAGTCTGTAGAAGCAGCCACAGACAAATAATCATTAGTACCATCTAAGTTTAAACTGTTGCCGCCAAAGATAGATCGAGTTGATGAAATGGCTGCACCATCACCAGCAGTCACAGTATGGTTGTTGTCCGAATCATCGTTTAAATCACTATCGAATGGTAAATAAAGTGATACTGGATCAGAAAGTTCTATCGCAGCAATAGATGATACTTGTGATGATGTAACACTACTGTTAGCAAAACCTTCTAAATCGTACCCAATTGTATTAGACATATTTCGACTCCTTCAAAGAGAATTAAAAGAAAGGATTAGGCGTCGTAAATTTGCTCTAATGAAATTGTGAACTGAAGATCACTATTAGCAGAAGCAGCACCGCCGATACTTGAATTTTCCATGAGATAGAATGAACTATTCTTATCAAATGCCACCAGTGTAGAGTCAGCAGGTACGACCACGGTTTTAATCATGAAGGTATTTGAACCACCGTTATTCATGATTAAATCGAAGTCGGCGTTAGCTGTGCCATCGATATTAGCAATAATCACGGAATTGATCTTATGCACGGAACCACTGGAAGCTGGGTTAGAATGAAAAACAGTATTCGACGTGGTGATTGAACCTGAAACAGTGTTGGCAAGAATTCTTGCAACTGAAACAATATTTGGATTAGCCATTTAATTTTTCCTCTTCTTTATAGAAATATGTCTGGTATTTATTACTATGATTATTCTGGTCGCATTGGCCAAACAACAGCATGGGCATTAGCAGTTGTTGATGGTAAGTCACGCAATTCTTGACGATATGTAGCCCATTCAGCAGAAGCATCAGTATCAATATAACTATCATGATAACCATATGCCACTGATGTTGAAACTGAATCGGCAGTGCCATCAAAGGTATAAGCACCACCAAATGTGATAGTTGACCCTTCTGAAATATCACTGCCTACAGAAACTTTAATAATATTTGAAGACGAATTTGCTGCTACAATTTTAGAAATTGACCCTGTGATAGAACCAGATGTGACTGTATCATATACTGCTAGATTGCCAATAATAGTATCTGAAATTGTACTTTCAACAACACCTGTAAAACTGACTTCTGTATTTGCAACACTTGTAAAGTTAATGATTGAACCATCTGCAACGTGTTCTGTCATTTGAGTTTTTACAGTAACAATATCATCAGGTTTATCTTCTGTATCTGAATTATAATCTGGAGTTACCATTGAGACTTCTCTCACCACACCCGTCACAGAACCAAATGTAACTGTGTCATCTACTGCGATTGCTGCATTATTTGAAGTCATAGAGAAAGTAGAAATAACTGCATCTGAGGAAATATTAATGGTGTTAATAACCACATCAGAAACTGGCATTTGTGACCAATCAGAACTTTTAAGCATATTATCTCTTGATGATCTAATTGTTACCCAATAAGCAGTATTTGCTGCTAGGAATTCGCTCTCTGGGATTGCATGAACTACCCATTCAACACCACTCCAATACATTCTTTGGGTATCTGATTCGATTGTTGGTGGATTATCTACATCAATCCAACCAAGTTTAGCACGGTTGTTGAATGCGTTTTCACCTGTATAACTTTTACCATTTTCATCTTTTAAACGAAAAGGAAACTTCCATCTTGGGACAGGATAACTATAGTCTTTTGTATACCAAGCCATTTTTTACCTCTACTTTATTCTTCTGTTTCTACTGTTTCAACATCAGACTCTTGTGAAGTTTTAGCTTCATCAAGTAATCGAGTAATAATATTGTTTACTTCGCCGTAAGGTTTATCCTGTAAATATCCCAAAATACCATTGACAAGTTCTACTGAGAGTTCAATTTTATCATTCATTTTTTACTTTCCTTATAATTAAATTATCCAAATACAATTGCCATTGCAATAGCTTTGCCTGTAGTCGCTGCTGTAGCAGTGGTAGCAAGTGTTCCGCTAGTAGTTGGAAGTGTCAACACAACGTTGCCTGAATATGAAGCATGTGGTGAAGATTGAATTCTTGTGTAATGAGCATTACCAGTTTCACAATAGAAATTCATCTGTGCTGGATTACCAGATGCTGACTCTAGATTTACAACACCTTGTTTAAATGTAATATCACCAGTACTAGCAATCCGCATACGCTCAGTGCCGGAAGTATTGAAATTCCAAAAATGATTTCCCAGATCATAACCCGCCAATGTATTGACAAATGCCCGATTTCCATCGATTTGATTGATAGTAAAACCTGAATCTGAGCCGTCCGAATCTCTTACGAAGGTATTGATTAAAACATGACTGTCGTTCGACGTAGCACCATTCATTAAAGCGATACCACCGCCAGAATATTGAGATGTGGATGTGGACTCTGAAACTATCAGTGAGCCAGTTGTTGAACCACCTGCGATATGCAGTTTCTCAGCTGGACTCGTCGTGCCAATACCGATATTGCCGCCGGAAGTTATCCGCATACGCTCTGTTGCACCTACCTGTAAAGTCAAATGAGCGGCTGAGTCTGTATCGTTGTTACTTAGAGTAAGTTGTCCATTTTTCCTTTTAAATAAATCAGCACTTGTAGTAGAAGAACTACCAACTTCTTGTGTAATTAATCGAACGATGGAAAAGTCTGTAGCTACCCCGTTAGAGTTAGTAATATCTAAATATCGCCCGCCGTTGATAGGATTAGACGTACCAATGCCCACATTACCAGTAAAGTTGCCACCAGTTGTAGGAACAAAATCTCCTGAGCCAGCGGCATCTGTTGCAAGTGCTGATAAAGTTTTAAGTGAGTTCACATCTCCCATCATCTGTTCGATAGTATTAGCACCAGTAAGTGCTGATAGTTGTGTGGATACTGCTGTTGCCATTTTATTCTTCCCTTCTTATGGAATTATTATTGGTATTTATAAATTCTTAACTAAAATATGGAATCTTGTAATTCGTACCACCAAGGTTGATTGTTAAGTGACCTGCTGGATCGACAAGAACTGAATTATCTGACATCTGAACGGTTGACAGCGGTTGAGCAATTCCATTCGTATTAGCGGTATAAACAGCAACATTAGCAGATGCTAATTTGGTAGCAATACTATTGGTAACAGTCGTTGAAAAGTTTTCATCATCGCCTAAAGCAGCAGCAAGTTCATTTAAAGTGTCCAACGCTCCTGGTGCACTATCGATCAAACCATTAACCTCACTGGTAATAACACTACGAATTGCTGTGTTTGTTGAGGTCAAATTTGTGTTTAATAAATTGATACGAGCAGTTTGTGTGTCGATATTACCTTGCGTTGAGGTAATAAAAGTATTGGTATTTGCGAGATCACTTGCCTGTTTAGCTTCTTGTGTATCCAATGCTGACTGGGTAGAAGTGTTTAGCGCACGAATTGCCGTGTTAGTAGCAGTCAAGTTGGTATTGACAAGATCTATCCGAGCAGTTTGTGTAGCAATATCACTGGCATTGGTTGTCGTCAAAGCACGGATTGCTGTATTAGTAGCAGTCAAGTTGGTATTGACAAGAGTAATACGAGCAGTCTGCGTTGCTAATCCAGAGGCACCATCAATAGATGCGATATATGCATTTGTGTTAGCAACAAATGACTGAAACTGTGTGTTAGCGACATATGAAGGAGCGTGTGCAGATAGCCCTTTAAGCGAATTTACATCTCCCATAATTTGAGAGACAGTGTTTGCATTGGTTAAGTTGCCCAATACTGATGATACTGTTACAGATGCCATTTTACAAGACTCCTCTAATTCTGGTTATCTAATTTGTTTTTAAGCGAAAGAAGTAGATTTTCAATATTTAGTAAACGATTATCCAGGTGTTCAATCTTCTCTTCCATATTATCAATCTTTTTAAACTGACCTTTGCGACTTTTATAGGCTTGTAATGCCGTTTTATTCACATTCAAAATAGCGTTAGTTTCGGAATCTCTTACGAGGTCGGAACTTTCTTCTACTTTCAAATACATTTTCTTACCCTTAAATCTGAAGCGCAATGGCTCTTAAATCTTTCACTCTAGGAACCACATGGGAACCAGTAGAAGTACGAAGCACAATTTTCAAACTGAAGTACTTATATGTATCAAAATGAGCATTCGCAGAATTAAAGTACCTCACCACATTATTGTTTCCACTAAAGTTAAACGCACCCAAGGAAGTCGTATTAGAGGATGGGAAACCATACTCCAACTCGACAAAGTTATCCTTATTGACAATGCTGGATACAGTGTTCGCAGCACTCTCTTGGTCTAACTTAGTATAATGTTTGTCACGGAAGTCGTCAGGATCTTCAGCGTTCTGAATACGAGCATAAACGTCGATTTCTGTACCGACTGGTTTGTATGCTGATAGAACTACTCTGATATCTTCTGCTTCTTGACCATCCGCTAAAACAATTTTCTTTGTGATATATCTTGATTGGGCGTTACCGAAGTTCCCAAACTCGCCAGTATTATCATTATTTATAATATTGTGAACTGGGATAACTGACTTGGTTCTGCCCACATCAACGACTGGTGATAGACGATCTGAGCCAGAAGTCATTGTACCACTCAATCGAAGTGTCTTACCACCTCCAGTGTTATTGACCTCATTTGTTCTGCTTGCGATAATTCTTTCACCACCCACAAAGTCATTATTCTCAAATGCTTCAATGGCAGTCTGCTGTTGCGAGATAGCATAGTTGTTTGCTGTGGTATTTGCCGACCATGTAATATCTGTGTCAACATACTTAGCAAAGGATAGTTTAGGTACGAGTACATCGTATTTGTAATTTTTCAGACTGTAGACCTGTGCGAAAGCATTACTGACCTGACCACGATAGAAACCATCGTTAATAGTTGTATTAGATGTAAAGTTACCAGATGAATTGTTGGCAACAATCTCATTACCAGATGGATTATAGTATTGAATAAATCCAGTAGCAGTGTTTGGTGTAAAGGTATTGACTACACCAGTAAATGTACCAGCACCATTAGCAAAGGTAATAGTAGAACCATCTGCGATAGAGCCCTTCATGTCAACCTTGATAGTTGGTGTAGCCGTAGTCGTTACCAACTTCCGAACCTTACCAGTGTTAGAACCGATGGTAACTGTATCGTTGACCGCAATCGTAGCAGTATTGGAAGTCATAAGAACGACTGCTTCACCTCTGATCTTCTCACCGATATTGAAGCGAGTGCCAGAGAACTGTGTAGCATTTAGATATTCGTCATTGTCGTTGGTGTATACGATGCTACCAGTGACACCATTGTTGAAGTTTGCACGCCAGATAGTAAACTGAATATCTTGGTTCTGTCTTGGTGTATATGTTCTATCGTTAGCAGATGTGAACAACATACCGACTGCTGGTTGCTGGTCGATAAGGGCATTGACTGTTACATCAGTGCCACCGAGTTCAGCAATCCACAAACGATAGTCTGGGTTTGAACCATCTGGTTTTACGACAAATGCATATTCTGTATCACCCCGCAGGTATACAGGTTGATCGAAGTAGAATGGTGTAGGTGCATTCGCAGTATCAGAGATATTCACATCTTCTGGTGTAACTCGCTTGTAACCAAATGGTACACGAATAGCAGTGATTTGACCGTTGATAACTTCACGGAGTTCGATAGCAATACCAGACGTTGAACTTTTCTCTTGGAAGTATAGGTCGATACAAGAGATGAAGAAACCATCAGCACCTTGACCGAATGGGCTGTCAGCAAAGTCTAGATTTTCAAACTCATAGTCACCAACACGGAATGTCTGTGCGACTGGATCTTTATGTGCCTGAAGACCGCTGAATGTTGAAGTGGTTGTCCGACGCTCGCTGACAGTATCGTGTGATACCCTTGCTTCACGAGTATTGAATGTGATACCACGCTGTGAACTTGCTAGACCAACAGAGGTGTAGTTAGTGACAGCAGAGGTTGTCTCAGTGCCAGTCTGTGTTGCTGTATTAGCAATGTCAACTAGTTTGAATGGACGCTCACCTTGACGGAACTTCAATGATGCATTGTTAGGAATGACAAAGACACCGAATACGTCACCATTTGCATTTGTCTCTAGTGAAGTACCAAGACCTGCCGTGTTAGCAAATTCTTTGGTAGTAGGTGCGACGAAATCGTTGACTAAAATATCGTCAAAGTATGGGAATACACGAGTGTTTGGTTTCATGCCTGTAGCACGGAACTGAACTAGACGTGACCGCATGAATGGCACAATGTCAGTGCGAGTTAGGAATGGACCAGACTTTTGAGTGCGATTGAATACATCGACATTCAATCGAGTGCCAGTACGGACTTGCTCTTGTGTGGTAGTGATTGTGACATCATCGATAGCGCCATGTGTTTGAGAACCATCTGGATTAGTTTGATTTTGTCCTCCTTTTATAAATCCAAATACTGATCTTTCTTCAGTTTTTGTTGGTGCACCATCATTACTCCACTCATTCCAGTTAGTACCCCATGCATCTTTTAGATTTTGCCAATTTGATGCTAAATCTAAATCCCATTGTACGTCTGGTTGAGTTGTTGTGTCAACCCAATGGTCTGCTTCTGGGAACAGATCTAGATTACCAACCCAGTTGAATGTTAGTTCGCCAACAGGATTGATAGTCTTGGAAGCCCATGGTTGGTCGATGTGGATTTGATGAGTGTAAGGTAGAGTTATCAAATCACCAGGTGTAGCATTCTGAACTGTTGATGTGGTTGCTGTATCAGTAGAGCCATCTTTCTTCAGAGTAGCAGATGTGGTAAATGAACCACTTGCATTATGTAGATACAATCTGACAACACTACTGTTAGCAACAACAGTCCGAACTGTACCCTGTGCAGTTGCTGAACCAAGTGAAGAACCAAGATAGACAACATCACCATTCTGGTAAGAGTTAGTGTTTGCTGTGACATCAAGTCTGACCTGCTTACCTTCTTTAGTGACATTGCTTGAAAGTGCACTATTGAAAGAGATATCAATATTCTGTGAATCAAACTTGGGTCTTAGTTCACCCTTGACTTTATCAATAGATGAGAAGTATGATGGGTCTGTCAAGTCAGCATTATTATGACCGAAGAAAGCATCCACAAAGATACCGTTCTTGAATCGGTCAAGCCCGTTTTCATCAGGGATTGCTAAGTCTCTTGCTGCCTTCTCAAGAACATTCAAAGCAGTATAGTATTCAAGACGGTCAATCCGAGTTGAGATATCTGAAATGTCTTCCATGGTATAACGACGATGGAAGAATGGTTTGACTTTGACTGCTAGATCAACTCGTGTTCCTTCTGTCTGTGGGTCAATAAAGTTGTAAGCATTCTCCAAAGATAGTGATGGGAATGGAGGAATGTTTAGCAATGACAGAGACATTGACTCTGCTGGTTCAACTGGTGGGAATGGTTTATCGGAAGCAATACCCTTGATTACTTTCTTCTTACCATCTTTACCCATGACCACACGGTCAACACGAGGCAGATAGTGAATGACATCTGAACTGAATGTCTTATTGGGGACAGGTACATATGAGCCATCTGAGTCCACATCGACTGTAGTTGACAATGCGGGGTTGATTGCTGAACCAGCGACTGTAGTGACATTTGTATTACCAGCAGATGTTACCCGTGGGCGGAAATCAAGCGAGTCACGAAGGTCATATACATTTCGTGAGGTCTTTGAGGGGAACCGTGGAATCTGTGGTGTAGCAATCGCTGTGTTATTTGCTGTTGACTCA